AGCCGCGCTGGCTCGACGAGATGACGATCGGCGCCGCCGGCCCGCCCACCACAGCCGTGGTTGAACTGTCCGTGACGTCTGGCGTGACGATCCCCTTGTTGACGTCCTTCAACCACTGGAGCGCATACTCGTAGCCGTCCTTGATGCTCTGATCGCCGCCGGCCTCGGGGTTGTAGCCCCGGGACTTCATAAGGAGATAGACGGCGATCGAGACGGTGTGGAGAACGACGTCGCCACCGACCCTCGTCAGTGGCAGTTTAAAATGGCTTCGCAGCGCGCTGTCGACGAGACGGCTGGCGCGCTCGAGTACTTCGGACTGTTCGTTCGGGCCGAAGTCGGTCAGGGCCTGCGGGCTGATGCCCACGGTGACCAGGTCCTCTGGCGAGGCGTATGTGGTCAGCGCGGGCATCGCCGGTGCGGCCTGTTAGCCGTCGTATCCGACCAGGTTGACGGACCCGACCACGGCGGTGGCGGTCGTGGCCGCGAACTCCAACGTCATCGCGGTGGCCGCGGTGCCGACGATGTTGAGGCCGGTCAGCTGGATGGTCGTGGTGCTGTTGACGATGGTGCTGAGCGCCCACGTCGCCAGGATGGTGCCGGCGCCGGTCGCACCGTCGCGAAGATTGACGACGACGGGCGTCTGGGCGGTCGCGCCGGCCGACACCGAGATACTGAGCGCCGTGCAGACGTGGCGAACGCCAGCGGCGCCGGCGGCCTTGCTGATGGTCGGCGTCCCGGCGGTCGCCTGGTTGTTGATGGACCACTCCAAAAGCCTCGGAACGGATGCTGTGCTGTCGAGTCCCATGATGATTACCTCGGTGGTGGTTGCGTTTGGGGTGGCGGCGTCCGCCTCGGGTTACTCCGTCTTCTTGCTGTGCTTCTCTTTGTGCGCGCCCTTGGCGGAAGAGAGTTCGGCCTCCAGCTCGGCGATGCGCGCCCGGGCGGCGGCCAGTTCGACACTCGCGTCGGCGCGCGTGACGGCCGAATCGGATGGGTAGAGACGGAGCTGCGAGTCCTTCGACAGAATCTCGAAGCTGGCCTGGCTCACCTTCAGGAGGTTCCCGACCGTTCCAGGCGCGTCGCCGTCGCCTTCGACCACTTCGATCTCGCGATAGCCTTCGCTCATGCGCGGCCAGGCATGGCCGGCTCGCATGTAGAACTTGAAGCCCTCGCGATCGACTGCCTGGACCTTGAACCGCATTGACGCTCCTGGTGAAAGGGTTGGAACACAAACGCCCGCCAGCGGTCACCGCGCCAGCGGGCGATGACGACCGCCTACGAGGCGGCGAACCGGATCGCGATCTGCGGCAGCGTGTAGCCGAAGGCGGCGCGGAGGTCCACGCCCCACTCGTACCGCTTCTGCTCGAACACGTTTGGGCTCGCCGGGTCGACGCGCGGCACGAAGTTCGGGCCCTCGCGGTCCTGGTAGAGCAGCGGCATGATGCCGCGGCTCGTGCAGAACAGGTAGGCGGCGTTGGTGACCGACAGCCAGGGGTTGACGATCACGGTAGCGACGCCCTGGAAGACGTTCGACACGCCGGCCGCCGCCACGTTGGTGGCGCCGTTGGTCACGAGCTGAGCGACGAACGTCGCCTCGACCGCGTCCTTGGCGAAGCCCTCCCAGTCCGGCGGGACCATCAGCGTGTCGCCGACGAGACCCAGCGGCTTGCCGTCTTCGCGCTTGAACTTCATCATCGCGGCGCGGACACGGCGGAAGACGCCCTTGGGATCGAGAGACAGGTCGTACTGGCTGCCGACCAGGTTGTTCAGGTACTGGCCCTTCGAGCTGTCGTCGATGTTCACCGGGTGATCGGTGTCGAAGAAGAACTGCCCATCCCAGCAGACCGCCGAGTTCCCCGCCTCCAGGGTCGTCGCCAGGTTCTCGTCGGGGAACTCGGCGACGCGCTTGGCGAGCATCTCCGTGTGGCCCTGGAAGAACCCGTAGGTGTCGTCCGCCAGCTTGTCCTTGTCGAGACCGATCACCGACTCGAACTTGCGGTTCGTCAGCGAGTAGTCGCGGGTCGCGAGGTTCTGAACCACGCGCGGCCCCAGCCACTCACGGAGCGAGGGCGTCTCCGACAGCCAGGGGTAGACGTTCTTTTCGGTCTTGCTCGGCATGCGCTGAGCGAAGCGGTTCCACAGCGTCGGAGTCGAGTTGAACTTGTTGTAGAAGCTGAAATCGATCAGCTGAAAGAACTGCTGGAGGTTTGCGCCGGTGATTTCCATTTCTATTCCTTTGTTGGTTGTCGCCCGACGCCTTTAGGCGTTGATCCCCAGGCCCGTCATGACCCACACGCCGTCAGAGTCGACCTGAACGATGACCCCGGCGACACTGCGGCTGCTGCTGTTGCTCGTCTTCGCGACCGTCTGATCGTCGATGCCGTAGCAGACGGCGCCGACATCGGCCTGAGCGCAGAGGTCTCCGGAGGCGGAGTTGCCCCACACGAACACGCCGGGTTCGACCTCGACCGTGGCGGCGCCGTCGGCGCCAGCGTTGATCACCGTCCGCTTCGCGCGACCGACAGCGATGCGACCGGTGGCGATGGCCATCGGGGCCGCGAAGCCGGCGTTCAGCGCGACGAGCGATCCCTGAAAGATCGTCGTGCTTCCCTTGACGGGAAAGCTGTGCTGGCGCGGCAGCGGCCCCCCCTCCATCTGCTTGGTGCTTCGCGCGGCGGTGAGTGCGGCCATGGTGATTTCCTCGCTGTTTGGGTTTCAGATTTAAGAGTCGGGCGCGCGCTACTACTGCGCGCGTGCGGCCTTCTCGGCCTTGTAGGCGGCGAACTTCGCCGGGTCGATGCTCAGATTCACGGCCATCTCCTTCTGGACGCCGGTCAGCGCGACCGGTGCGCCAGCGCCGCCCTTGTCGCCGCCGGCGGGCGTCTCCTTGTCGTCGACCACCGGCTTGGCAGTCGCGACGAAGGCGGACAGCATCGCCAGGCCGTCGGCCGTGACCTTGCCGTCCTTGCGGCACTGCACCTCCCAGAAATCCTTCTTCTGGGCCGGGGTGATCAGCTTGCCGGCGACGGCGCTGTCCAGCTTGGCCGTGAACTCGCCCTCGACGGCCTTGCCCTTGATGGTCTCCAGTTCGGCCGACAGCGTGGCGCACTTCTCGTGCGACGCCTTCCAGGCCGAGATCACGCCGATGACCGCCGGCACGTCGGACTGCCCGGTCAGCTTCGCCACGTCGACCCGCAGCGCGCTGGCCTTCATGTCGTCCTCGTCGGGCTCGTTGTCCTTCTCCATGGCGGAGCACTTCGCCTTGAGCGCATCGCACTCGGTCTTTGCGGCGCTGAGCTGAGCGGTGAGGGCGGTGCACATTTCGCAGGCCATGTCGTTCTCCTCGTGATCGTGAGTTGCAGAAGCCGCCACCAGCGGCTCGATGCCGTCGAGAGCGGGCAGATTGGTCAGCGCGACGTTCACCAGGCGCAGGACCTGGCCCTTCTTGTCGTGCGTGAAGAACGGGGAAAACAGGCGGTACTCGCCGGCCGACAGCAGCGCCTTGGCGCGGTCGGTCCATCGGATGTTCGTGGCCCAGAGCTCGCCGTTGCGAACCTCGGGGGTGAACTCGCCGGCGGCGATGGACGCTTCGGGCGGCCCGGCCTGCAGCGTTGTGCCGTGGTTGTAGTCCAGCAGCATCGGCTTCGCGTGGTCCCGGTACTCGCTCATCACCGATTCGGCGGACGCCTTCGTGAAGACGAAGAGGCCCTTCTCGGACGGGTTATCGCCGGCCTTGAAGATGCGGAACTCGGTCGGGACCTCGCGGTCTGTGCCGAGCGAGATCCCCGACAGTCGCACCGAATTTTTGGGGGGGGTGGCTTTCGCCATTGCCTCCTCAGGGTCGCGGTTGCTTCTGGTCCTTCAAGTTTTCCAGAAGCGATAACCGGGCCGCGCCCGATCTAGATCCTCACTTCAGGACGTTTTCGAGCACGTCGCCCACGGCAGCCGGGTAATCCGCCGCGTCGGGCTCCCAGTCGCTGCCCTCGCTGGACGGGAGACCGCCGAATCCATCGGCCGCCTCGGCGTCGGGCCCGCCCGTGTCGATGCCCTCGTCGCGCGCCTCCTCCTCGGACAGGGCCGTGAACGAGCAGCGGCAGTTGGGATGCAGCGGCGGTAGGTGCTCCGACCACCACTGGTCATCCTGCGGCAGCACGACACCGTCACAGTCGAGACACGGGTCGTCGTCAGATTGCGTACCGTCGTCGATCAGCTCGTAGCGGAAGTAGGGGCGGGCGTCCTTGACGGCGGGCGCGCTGAAGACCGAATAGCGGCCCTCGCTGTAGGCCGACTGGACGTTGGTGCGGAAGATCGTCTCGACGCGTGGCGCATTCTCGCCGCCCCATGCCTCGGCCAGCCTGTCGCCGATCTCGGCCTTGAAGTCCTCCAGCGTCGTGCCCTCCTCGATGGCGCGGCCGATCGCCTCGTAGACCTCGGCCACCAGGTCGGCTTGCGCGGCGCCGGCGACCGTGAACGCGAACTCCCGCGCCTGCTGGTCGAGGAGGCCGAACTCCGCCTTGGGCATCGGCACCCGCTTGCCGAACGCTTTGATCGCCTCGCGAAACTTCCCTGGGTCGGCCGTTACCCCGACGTCCGGGTGAGGCGCTTTCGGGGGCCGCGTGCGCGTCGCCACCGAAGCCTCAAATCTGCTTGATGGCCGTGACCCGGCCGCCGAGGTGGGCCAGCAGCGTCGCCTTGCGCACCACCTCGGCCAGCGCCTCGGGGCTCATGTCCTTGTAGCGGGCGATGATGCGCCGCTTGAGGTCGGCGAAGTCGCTGGCGGCGTCGATCTCGGCCTTGAGTCCGGCCAGGTCGGGGGCGATCACGCGCGCCGCAATCTTGACAGCGTTGTCGGCCACGCGGTCGCTGTAAAGCTTCGCGCGCCTTGATCCATTCGCGGTTCGCGAATTGCGGAGGGCGGTGCCGTTGCTGGCCCGGGCGACCAAGCCGATAAGCGCCGCCTCGGTGCCGTCGTCGGCGGCGGCCATGCTGAGCTTCATCTGCTTGGCAGGTGGCGTTCCCGGTGCAGGTTTGCCCGGCGGCTGCCCCGGCTTCGGCGGCGCTGCGCCCCCCGGCTTCTGGCCCGCGGCCGGCAGCGCCCCGCCCGGCGGAACCCCCGCCGCCGCCTGATCCTCCATCTGCTGGCGAGCCTCTTCCTGCGCCTGTTGCTTCTTCGCCGCGACCTCGGCCTCCGACAACATGGGGACGCCCCACTCGTCGAGGATGGCGCGCTCGTCGATGGCGCCTTCCGCCGCCGGCCGCAGCGCGGTCAGCGCGTCCCCGAGGCCCTTCAACGCCAGTCCCTCCTGGTTCTCGTCCTCGGGCGGGTCGGTGTCGAAGGTCAGGACCGGCGCGATCTCGGGATCGCCGAGGTTGAACTTCGCCCAGTAGGTCAGCCCCTGCTCACGCAGGCACGTCGCCAGCTTCGCATCTTGCCGGCGGCGATCGAGCGCCACCTTCTCGTGAACGGCCGCCTGCTTGCCGCCGCCGAGGCCCGAGGCCGACGACTGGGTGGTCATGTCCTGGCCCAGGATGGCGATCGCGATGTCGGCGTCGATCTCCTTCTTGAACTCCTGGAACGACTGCCAGGACTTGCTCTTGGCCTCGATCAGCTTCAGGTCGTAGGCGTTGCCGGCCTCACCCGTGGGCAGTTCGACGGTCGGGTTGCTGCCGATGTTCGCGAGCTGGTTGACGAAGGTCGTCTTGCTCTCCTCGCTGGCCATCGCCGGCGTCTGGGCGCCAATGATCGGGTTGCCGTGCCGCTCGTTGTAGCCGGCCCAGTCGCGGTAGTCCCAGCCGCGCATGATGTACTTATGCGCGAGGCGCCGCACCAGCGCACGCAGCCAGCCGTAGCGATAGCCGTAGGGGCACCAGACGATCCACTTGCCGTCCGAACGGGGTTGCTCATCGACGCGCGGGAGCGGGATGATCCCCTCGATCGTCGTGATGTAGTACCGCATCTCGGCGCGGTGCCACCACACGAACTGCGGGTGCCAAATCTTCAGGCGCGGCGTCCAATCTTCGTTCGTCGTCTGCCAGATGATCTCGGCCACGCCGATGCCGAGGAAGTTGCCCCACTCGGACAGCGCCCGCACGTCCTCGGCCGGGAAGAGTTGCCAAAAGATCCCGGGGTTGTCGTCGTCGCCGCCGATCTTGCTGGCGATCTTGGACGCCTTCGCGCGGGCGTCGGCCGGCTTGGCGCGCACCGGCGTGGCCAGCAGGCTGCCGACGCGGGTGTCGGCCACGGCCGCGATCCGGTCGTCCCGCATCATGGCGTCGACCAGCATGGCCGACCGGCGGAAGTAGCCGAGGTCGTGCTCATTCAGGATCCCCTCGATCTCGCTGACCTTCGACCAGCCCGAGAACGACGTGATCGGGATGTCGTGAAAGAGCGAGCGGTTCGGTCCCATCACGTTGCCGTTCAGGGTTGCGCAGTTGACGGGCGACTCAATTTCTAGTTGCGGCGGGGTACGACGACGCGCGGACCGACGAAGGTCGGGTTCTCGGGTCCCAGCATCAAATCGGTCGCCGCCCAGACCAGCGCATCCATGCGGCTCGGCGAACGCTCGCCGGTCAGCGGGTTCCACTGCGTCATCTCGTCCTCCAGCTTACTGAAGAACCCGATGTGATGCGCCTTCCCCTGCTCATAGAGCGATGCGATCGGCTCGGCTCGGATGGCCTTGCCGCGGCTGGCGCGCACCTCGCGGTAGGAGACCTGCCGGTCGCCCAGCGTCCGGATGTTCGACTCGATCAGGTCGCCGCCGTTGTTGACCTCGCCGATCACGCGGTCGGCCTGATGCTTGTGGTAGGCGGCGACCGAGGCTCGGGCCCAGGCGTCTGGGGCCAGGATCCCGCTCGCATCCTCGATGACGAAGAGGTGATCCTCGCCGCGTCCGTTGCACGAACAGCGCGCCCGCCCGGCCACCACGATCCCGGTCTCGTCGCTCTCCTCGTTCGACGTGACGGCGGGGTCGATGGCCACCACGATCCGCCGCAGCTCGGGCGCGCGCAGAAGGCGCAGCATGTCGATCTGGGACATCCGCCAGAGGGCGCCGGGGTTGTCGTCGAGGATCTCGGCGTAGATTTCTTGCCGGCCGAGGCGCGTGCCCTCGTACTTCTTTCGGATCTGGGTGAGGAACGAGCCGGCGAGGTTCGCGCTGTTGTCGAATGTCGATCCCCGCGTGACCCGCGTCGTCGCGTCGGCCACCAGCGCTCGGATGATGGCGATCGGCCGCGGCGTCGTGGTGACCACTCCGCGCGGCTTCTGCCCGAGCCGGAGCCCAAACTGCAGGTTGTCCCAAGTCGGCTCGACGCGGTCCTTCTGCCAGGCGGCGATCTCGTCGGCCCAGAAGCCGTCATGTTGCGGGCCGCGCAGACGGTCGGGCTCCTCGGCCGAATAGGCGGTGGCCATGGCGCCGCTCGGCCAGGTGATGCGCCGCTTGCTGGGCTCGTAGATGGGCCGTTCGTCCGCCGGGTGGCCCTGGTACAGCGACATGATGCCGCTGTGGCCCTCGATCATGATGTCGCGGGCGTCGGAGGCGGTGGGGGCCACCAGCGCGAAGCGCCGGCACCGGCCCGCCTCGATCTCCTGCTTGGTCCACTCGGCCCCCGTGCGCGTCTTGCCGAAGCCGCGGCCGGCCAGGATGAGCCAGGTGTTCCAGTCGCCCGCCGGCGGCAGTTGCTCGGGCCGGGCGATACACCCCCAAGTCTTGAGCGCGAGCTGGGCGGCATCGAGCCCGACCTCTCGCAGGAAAGGCTCCCAGCCACCGGCGGCGCTGATTGCGCGCGCCAGCAGGGGCTGGCCCAACTATCCCTCCTCGCCCTCGCCGGTCATGCGCTTGAGCGCCGCGATCACGTCCGGCGGCCCGGTCACCTCCAGGGGCTTGCCGTCGGCGCCGGTGATCTCGGCGCGCTGGGTCGGGCTGCCGCGCCGGCGGTTGGTCACGTACTTCGCGACATCGCCCCGATCCTTGTGCCGGGGGTTGAGCAAAATTTCCTCCATGGCCTTCCATGAGAGAGGCTCAAGGACGTCGAACGCTTCGCGGTAGCCGGGCGGCAGAGGCGGACGGCCGCTCGGGTTGCCGCTCTTGCCCTTTTGGAAGCGGCGCCCGACCGGCGGCTTCCTTCCCCCTGATCTTCCGCTGTTAGCAGGGGTGGCGCTGCCGGCTGGCGGCTTCTCGGCCATGCCCCATGATCCCGCCGCCCCCCGCCCCTCTCAAATCTCTAGATCACCGTCTGACCGGCAGGTTCCC